CTAGCATACTCATCTGCTTCTCTTATATCCGTAGCAAAAAACTTAACTCCCTTGTCACTAATTTTTGTAACATCTTTTCCTTTAGGAGCGCCGTGATAAATTGGCAGATCGTTTGGCATTGTGTATAGCACACTACCTTTTGTTAATCCAACAGTGTCATCAAAATCAAAAACAGATATACCTTTTACAGATTTAGAAGGTTTTAAAGATTTTATAGTTGCCTCTTGACTATTACTAATATTTAATGCGTTTTTCCTTGCTTCGAAATTAATTTTTTTAATCTTTTTGCCTTTTCCATTTAGGATTGTTAAATCTTTTCCTCTTAAATCAATACCATTTGCTTTTAGCGCATTTAATACTTTTCCATCAAAATATCTGGCATTATATATATCATCTCCAGGTTTCCAACTTAATGGCATTCTGCTTTTAAGTATGGTATTTAATACATCATTAATATGAGTAGGTAATAATGATATTTTACTTTCTTCTAAAAATTTTTTTAAATTTTCTTTAGTTATAATAGGTCTGTTTGCAAATGGCAGGTCTAATATATAAGATAATACAGCTCTAACACTTTCATCAGCCGGGATTGCATGTTCCCAGGTATACTCCTCTGCTTTTGTTAAATTTTCATCTAATATAACAGAATCAACTTTTGCTAATGTTCTTAATGGTGAATAGGTGCTAGATCCCATAAGTATAGCCGCCATAGCCTTAGCTTCGGGCGAGAGTGTGGAATTTTTAATTTTTTCTGCAAAAGCCATTACATCGGTTACAGATTGTTCGCTTTGGGCATCTCTAATTTTTTTATTGCCAATTATATTTAATCCTTTTAAAAATATATCATCAAAATCTTTACTTTTTGTTGTTTGACCCTCAATATAATTTGTATTTTCCCCATTCTTGTCAACAATTATGCTTATATTACCAACTTTTTTTAGATTATATCCTAATTTTTTAAAACCATCAATTTTTAATAATTCATCAAATAATTTTGTATTTGATAAATAAAAATTTTTTCCTTTATCACCACCCGTAAGAACAGCTCTATATGTTCTTAAAAAAGTATTTACTTTATTAGTTTTTTCTAAATCGCTTAATTCATCATTATTTAAATCCTTTTCTAAATCACTTATTATAAAATTATTTATTTCATTAATTTTTTCTTGATTATTTTTGGCAAAGTCTAATCCTTTTGGAGTAAGCCCTAATGCCATAGTTTTAGATGTTCCTGCAATTTCTAATTTTTTAGAAAAGTATTCATCAAAATCTTCTACTTTAGGATATTTATCTTTTAATTCTTTATTTTTTTTTGCAATTAACTTAGACAATAATTCTTTGGAATTATTAACATATGCAGTTTTCCATCTTTCTAATATATCTTCTAATTTATTTTTTATATCATTATCAATTACTTTTACATCTTTACTATTTAAATAATTAAATACCGATGCTCTATTTGTATAATTTAGATTTTTATAAAAATCATTAAACTCATTTGATATATTGTCTATTGCTCTTATACCCGTTTTAGAAAATTTAATATTACCTCTTTCAGATTGTCTGGCTATTTCAACAGCAAAAGCATTAGTCACTTCATAACCTAATCTTTCTTGATTAGTAACAAGAGCTTCGAATATCGGCCCTTCTTTAGCAAGGTCATCATTAATAATGTCAAAAGCCCCTTCTTCTGCCATTGCTTTTGACACTGATTCTTTTCTGCCTCTAATCGGATTACCGTCAGGCCCTATTATTTGCGCTAAAAAATCTTCATTAGAAACATTATTATTAACATTAGGCAAACGTCTAACTAGTTCTGCTCCAGAAGTTCTCCCCGCTTGATCTGTAGTTGTTTTTTCTCTATCAATTTTTTGACCAACCCAATCAGGATAACTAACCCATTTACCATCAATTTGTTTTTGAATAGCTTGTGGTATGCCTCCTTGTCCATCTTTACCCATTAACCAAGTGGTGGTCATATTTTCAAGGATATAACGTTTATTCCTTAATAACTCTTTTCTAAGCACACCGTCTTTTTTGCCTCCAAGCATTGTCTTTATATCAATGTCTAATTGTTTCCCAACTTCGTCTCTTATTTCAGAAATTAATGGAGTTACAGTTCTATTTAATGTAACAGGAGCATCAATTCTATTTTTTAGTGTTCTAACTATTGTTACTATCTTGTTTGTAGCTGTTTTTAAGATCTCTGGGCTAAAAACATTTGATTCTAATGCATTCTTATATTTTGGCTTTTCTTTTGCCTCAGAAACAGTTTCTTCGGCTATTAAACCTTTTTCTTCTGTAACGTCTTTACTAAAGTCTTTGTCTAATACTCTTCTTGATGCAGCAATTGCTCTTAATGGTAATTGTTTATTTATATAAGCCGCTAAAGGCACTCCTGTTTCAGGCTTATAACTTCTAATAAGATAGAAAAGGCCACCGTCCCCAGTTTCTATTTCGCTTGTTAACAATTCTCTATCAAAACCAGGAGCGTCCATTCTTTTATTTACTAATTTTTTAGTAATAGGTTTAAATAGATCTATAATCTCTTGAGCTCCATTTACTCCTTTTTCTTCATATATTCTTTGAACTTTATCAGAAGATATAGAGCCTCTTTCATTTTTTATTATTTCTTTATCTGCTTCTTCTTCTGTAACTTCTTTTTTAATTGTTGGTTTTGGCGCTTCTTCAGGCATTAATTTTGCTTTTGCTAAATCTGCCTCAAATATTTCAAGTCTACTTTCATAGTCTTCATAATCAATTTCTCCTTTATCTAATTGATCTTCTAAATTATCTATCTTTTTTTGGACCTCAGCAACTTTTGCTTTTGACGCTTTAAATCCAGTAGCGGGAGTTTCTTCCGCAGCTTTATCTTCTGTATCAGAATTAATAAATCTTATATTTTGACCGGACTTAGTTCTTTTAGCCCCGGCTTTCTGACTATATGCTTTTATTGTATCAAATAAAGCTTTCCCGGAATCCGTGCTAATATTTTTAATATCATATGTTGAAGATGTTCCAAACGCTCCTTTAGTTATTTTATTAACTACTTTGGATATTTGGGTAAATACATCGTCATTTGGTATTTTTCCATCACTAAAAGAATCTGAAAGGGCATTAAATACTTCTTCCCCATAAGCTTTGTACTCAGGCTTGTAAGCTTTCATTCTTTCTTCTACTGCCGCATAAAGTGATGGCTGTGCTGTTTTTAAATATTCAAGTAATTTTATACCGTTTTTATTTGCCTCCTCTTGATTGCCTTGAAAAGCTTTAGACAGTACAGTATGCAATACCTCATGTGATCCAGTACTTGTATGCCCGTTTTTAATAGCGTTTGGTTTATATACTACCAATGTATTATCATCTATATTAAACCCATTTGTTTTTCCATTTTTAAAATCTTTTAATTCTTCTTCATCTATAAATTTACCATATTTTTCTAATAATTCTTTTTCGCTATTTATTGTTTCAATTTTTATATTTAGCCCTAATTCTGTTGAAAAATCATTAGCAGCTTGAATATCCCTATCTAATTGTTTGCCAATTTCTTCTCCAGCATACAATTCTCTAGCTTTACTATCAACCTCTTTATTAGATAATTGATCCATAGTAGCGTCTTGGTTTAATTCTAACAATGCTAAATCATTATATCTTTGTTTTTCTTCTGATGATAATTTATCAAATCCAGCCAGTTTTTCAAGATAAGTTTTTCTAGTTAATCTTCTTTTATATAAATTATAACCAGCTGTAGCTTCAAATGTAATTCTTTTTTGAGCATTTTCTTTTTTATTTTTGCCAGTTAATTGCTTGTCGGTAAGCATTGCTTCTCTTGCGGCAAATACTTCATTGTATTGCTTTTGATAATATTCTTTTAATGATCTTAATTGAGCATCATCAATTCCAACTGTTTTACTAGCTTCATTCCAATCTCTTGTTATTTTTCTTAATTTCTGATTAAAATCACCTACTTTTTTTGCATCCTCCATAGAAAAATCTTTGCCTAATCTATCTAATATACGAAGATCATCTCCGTCCATTTGATCAATAAGATCTTCTACAGCCTTTTTAATAGGCGGTTGTAATTTTAATTTATTAAGTTCTCTTTTTGTTAGTCCTGTAATATCATCTAAACCAGTAAGTTTTTTTATTTCATCAAGTTTTTTATTTCTTGCTTTAAATTCCTCTTTTGTGGCAAGTTCGCTAATAACACTTTTCGTAATATTATTACTTATTGTTCCAGCTCCTCCCATTGCAGAGAATCCAGGACCCATAAATGCTCCTCCAGCCATTGCATCTGGAACACCGTCAAAATAGTTTTTATCTTGTCCTAATAAATGAATATCTCCAAAGTTATTAGCTAATTGAGTTAGGCCCTCTGTCCACGATTCAACACCGGCAGATTTACCCATTTCTTTACCAATAACTTTTAACTGGCGTTTGATTTCTTGAGGAGGTATAGCTCTAAGTATATTATCAGTTTGTTTTATAATACCTAAGGTACCATACTTTTCTAATAATACCTCTGCAGCACCGGCTAACACTTGAGATGTTAACTTTGTTCCTTCTGATATATTCAATGTTTTTTTATCCGAGGCAATTTGCTTTTGCACATCGGCCATATCTTCTGCGGCAACTAATCCTTTATTAATTTGATCAGCATTATATTGCAATCTACTAAGAGCTGATTCCTGCAAACTAGCAATTTCATATTGTTTTGAACCATAACCACTAAGAAAAAATAATGGCAATGCTGCTTCTCCTGTAACGGCCATAGCCATAGACGAAGGCATTTGAGTTAAAATCCCAGCTCCCCATCTGCCAAGATCTTTCATGCTCTTTATATCCTTAATTTGTAAATCACGTTGGTAAGATTCTAATTCTTTGCTAGCCGCTTTTTGCTCACCATATATAGGATCTAATAAAGTTTCTTTAAGTATACTTTTATTTCTTGTATATGTTTCACCAAATGAATCTCCATTGGCTACCGATTGAGCAAGTGCCAATTCAAAAGCCTTTGTACTAATACGTATATCCTCAGCCGCACCTGCTAAAGCTAGTCCAGTTTGCTTTAAAAATGTACCAGTTTGGTTTAATCTACTATAATCTTTTGATGCTGCTTCTGATACTGCTTTAATATTATTGAAATCTCTATTAAGTGTTAATGCTTCTTTATTATATGCATTTGATCTATTTTGTAATGCTAAATATTCTTTTTGAATTTCATCATATTCTTGTTTAGTAGGAGGCGTTTTTTGGAATTTAGCTATTTTTTCACTAAGAGCTTTACCCGCTTTATCTAATTCATCACTTTCTACCGATAGTTTTACTTTTCCTTCTATGGCTTTATCCTCACGCTCCGATTCTAGGGCGAGCAACATTGTCCGTTGTTCTTGAGGAGCATCAGACATTAATTCCGCTGATTTACTATCTCTATAATTATTGTTTTTTTCCTTAATAAACTTTTCTAATTTTACCTCACTAGGCAACGGTATTTGACCTGTCTTTTTCCAATATTCATATAAATTATATTTTTCTGGACTATCAAAATCTTTTTTAGTTGGCTTTACTGCATCAATGTATTTTCTTTGTGATGCAGACATATAGCCACTATTTGCTCTTAAACGGCTTTTTATAGACTCCTCTTTGTTCTTAAACTCGTTTATTAAATCTTCGTTATATTCTTTTACTTTTGTTTCCCAAGGCCTAGTAGGAGCTTGTATTTTTTGTTCAGCGTCTCTTACTAAATTTGGATTTTCTTTTTTAACTTTCTGAATATAGTCTTTATTACCATATTTGCCTATATAGTCATTTAATATTTTTGCACTAGCTATAAGTTCTTCTTTAGATGCGTCTGCCCCTACAACAACCTCTGGTAAATCATACATTCCTGTTGAAATACCGCTTGGATCCACAACATGTTCTAATTGTTGTTTTTTATCCCCTCTAAGTGTAATTCTATTAACTCCAAAAACTTTTTCTTCAGGAGTTAATCCAAATCTAGCTACTCTTTTTTGAAGGTTTTCCGCTACAGTTGTTTCTTCAGCTTTAAGATCTTCCCACGTAACTACCTCATTCCATTTTTTAGCAACAGGTTTTTTCTTCTTAGTTTTATTAATTTCAGAAAATTGATCTTTTGCAGGATTCTCAAACCCAAACGTTTTTTTATAAACATCCTCACCAAACCTTTCGTCAAGTTTAGCGGGTTGCTTTGTTTTTTTAGAAGCAGGCTTGAAACCTTTACTTTTAATATAAGCCGGGAGTTTGTCTTTACCCCCGGCCATTTTAATTAAATCTGCTTCTGTATATATTTTACCGTTTAATTCGTATTCTAGCATATATTTTTTATTTATTTATCAGGGTCTTAAATACTCAATGACCTCTTCCTTCGTGTCAAATTTTCTTAATAAATTACCACCAGATGTAGATACTCTAAAATTTTTGCGATCATAACTTACTTTTTTGCCGTTAAAGTTAATATCCTTAATATCCCCAAGTTCAATATCTTTTATTGTTTTTAATACCCCTTGCCATTCTGCTTCCTTTTCAGCCGCTTTTTTATCTTCAGTAGTAGTTCCTTTTTGCTTAGTGTCAAATTCTTTCAATGCCATTTCATCTAATTGATAATATGTATTATTTTTTTTGTCAAATCTAATGTTATTATCACGCATAATATCAGCTCTATATCCATCTATTATATATTTTGAGAGCATGTCTACTTGATCTTTAGTATTCATTTTAACAAATTCTTTAGCCGCTTCCGTTCCAGCTCCCCAAGCTCCAATCTTCCTGCCGAATCCTCTCAGCTTATTCATGTCTCCTAATTCCGTTGCAAGTAATCCCTCAATCGTTACATTTACTTGTTTTGTTAATAATTTATCAACAATAGTCATATCAATTTCTCGCTTTGGAACTTTTACAGTGGCTTCGCTTGTGGATATACCGGCATTTCCTTCAGCTTTAACGTACTGAGGGCTTTTAAAGAATGACTCTTGTAGTTGATCTTTATTATCGTAAATGCCCGCCGTTTGCAAATCCTTTTCTTTTTTAGCATCGGGTACAATAACATAAAATTCTCCTGTTTTTTCACCATCTACTTTTTGATTATATATAATATTATATGTGCCGTCGTTGTTAGCTTGTATTGCATCACTATTTTTATCAATAAAAGTTTGTAATGTATTTTTATCACTTATAATATTTGGATTTACTCCGCGAATATAATTTTCCAGTTCCTCTTTACTTATATTTTGAGTACTCATATTAATACTCATGCCAGTTTCTTCTAATTTATCAAGATCATATATAAGATCTGCATTAACTAGTCCAGAGGATCCTTTAGTACTAATAACGGCTCTTTGCAAACGAGAAATGTCATCATCTCCTATATATTCTATATTTTGTGCGTTAGTTTTCCCAATGTCGCCGTTGGCAATAGCCTGCATTTGCGATGCTCCACCACCCACCATTTTATTTAAATCACTCCAATATTTGTCAAAATTTTCAGTAAATTTTGCAGCTTCCTCCGCTTCCCCTGTTTTAAGGACTTCAAATGTTGCTTTTTCTCTATATACGCCTTTTTTAGTTTCTCCTTTAAAACGAAGATCTACTAGCACTTTTCCAATATTTGGCTTTACCCCTGCTTTGTCAAGAGAAGCACCAGTTTTAGAGGCGTCCTCGCTAGCCCTAGCAGTATTTTCAGAATAAAATTTCTGTCTACTAATCGTTAATTCTCTATTTTCTTTTGCTTTTCTTTCAGCTTCTAATCTTTCTTCTTTTTCCTTTGCCTCTCTTTCTTTTTTAGCGGTTTTATAACTTTCAACAAAAGACTGTCCTATACCAGCAAAGCCTGTCGCCCAAGCCATTGCGGATTCGTCTTTTATTATTGTTGGATTATCGTATGCACTCATATTTATATTTTTTAATTAAGAAACTGTACCACTATCATTTACGGCCCATGTGTCCTTGGCTACTCCTTTTTTCCGGCGCCTCCCGCAGCGGCCCCCGCAATGCTGCCAACAGCACTAAAAGCTTGTCCCCATGCGGCTCCCTGAGCGGCTTGAGCAGACGCTTGATTTTGCATTGCCTGAGTTAAGGCTCCTGCTTCTCTCCCTAAATCAGCATTAGTTCTATCTTCACGTGCTGCAAACATAAATTGTTTTCCAGCAGCCTCAGCAGCTTGAACTCTTTGCGCTTCGCTTATTTGTAATGATTGCAATCTTTGTTGCTCTGCCATCTTCATTTGATTACGCTCCATTTCACCTTGAGCACGTAATTTTTCATTTGCCGCCTCTTGTTGTTCAATATTTGCGGCAATGCCTTTTTTGCTTTGTAATGCAGCCTGTGCCAATGCAGTTGCTCCACCCGCGCTTGCTCCAGTTGCTCTCAATGTATCTAACGTATTTGCTAATGCCATATCCGCTTGCTCAAATTCCATTTCTGCGGCCCGTGTAGCAACCCCTAAATTTGCATAAGGATTATTTATCATTCCCGATAAATCCTTCGCTAATCCACTCACGTCCACTGTTGTTGCATAAGGATTAGTTATAGCTTGTCTTGCCGCTTTAATTGCATCCATTTCTGCCTTCGCGCGTCTTGCATCATTACGCGCTCCTTTGGCTGCTTGACCAGCCTGATGAGCTCCTACGGCTCCTCCTATTATTGACACTCCTGCCCCTACTGCTGCTGCTACTGCCATATTATATTAATTTTTTTGAAATTTCATACGATGGTTTTTCATCCACTGTATACCCTAATTTTTTGTGCATATCTATTAATCCCGTGTTTCTACCAACACTTAATATTATATTCTTATCAACACTCAATGCCACATCCTCTAAACTGAGTATTAACATCTCCAATGCTTCTTTCCTATCCGCTTCCCTATAATCTTGGTTTGATATAATCCATTCCATCCAAGCTACCTTAGAATTTGTTAAATATAAAAAACCTGATACTATTGGTATATCACCTTTGCAAACAATTAAACCGCCTGTTCCATTTAGTGGCAGCAGGTCTTTATTCATTTGTGGCCAATTCCATTTAGTCCACCATTCTTGTAATGTGTCCCAATCTGATTCTTGTAATGCTCTTACTGTTAATTCCATTTTATTTAATTTAATTACTTAATGATTCTACAAATGTTGATGATACCGCGAATAAATTAGCGGGTTTTGTAAATACTACACCGGCTTGATTTACATCAGGAAAAGTAAATGTTCCTACAGCATAGAAACCGGCAAGGCCAGACATAGACTGTCCATATACAACCGTGCCTTCTGATGGAGGTGTAACATTTATAAGCGTACCAAAATATTTATTTTCTTTTGGTTTAAAATTGTTTAAAAATAATTGATTTTCTAATCCGGCTAAATTTATAACAGCCGATGCTGAAGTTATCGGGACTCCATTATTTGCGTCTGTATAGATTTCAGTTAATGACCACCCCGGCGATCCTTCATAATTTATTGTTTGGAATGTTTTAGAATACGATGGATTTGGATTCATTACAAAAGTAACGGTGGATACATATTGTGATCCATAAAAGTTACAATAAGGCACATTGGTAGAATAATGTTTCCATAAATTACCGTTTTGTGCCGTGTAGTAATTACCTAATAAACTAAATCCCGCATCTGGTTTAAATGAAAAAGTACTAGTCCATCCAAGTGAATCTTCATCAAAGGCTAATGTTTGATAGTATTCTTCTATATCTTCTTCTACACCGCCAATAGGCCTTCTAACACCCGCAAAAAGAGTTTCTTGTAAAGATAGTACATATTGCTTATTATGCATATCCCAGGAGCCTATAACAACTCCATTTGAATTAATTCTACCTAAACTATCTCTAAAATAATCTAACATACCATACCCTGATATTTCTGTAATACCATCTTGAGATAATCGTAACACAGCATTTTTAGGTCTGTCTACAAAATATTTTCTATAACCATAAACCGCAAAACTTTCAGGATTGGTGCCTATTCCATAGTTACCCGCGTAACCTTGCATTTGCCCTATAACCGTATTAGACGATGTAGTTAAAGGTTCTCCCTCCGCAGAATACACCGCAGTCTTATCTATTAATGCTCTAGTTACTTTTAACTCTTGAAATATTATTAAATTCGTATCTTCCGCGTATAATTTTTGTATTGAACCTTGTGCAGGATCCATTGACCTAGTTATATCTTCCGCTACAGAAAATTGGTTAGTATTGTTTATACCTGTTCTAGAATTAAATATTCCAGAATAAATTAAAGAACTAACTCTGCTTTGTCTATTTGGAGTATCTTCAACAATATAAGCTCTAACACCTAAATCTGTAGATACATTATTGTAACCACCTCTAATTCTAGATTCTTCAATATACCAGTCTTGATAACTATCAGTTGGGTCTGCAATATATTGCGTTGCTCCTGGTATATGATTAAAATTAGTTATAGCCCCAAATGATACTGGGACGGCCGGAATGGTTGTTTCGTCAAAAGAAGCAGAGGTTATTGGATTATCCAAATATACTCTAAACACGCTGCCCCCCATGTCTTTCCATCCTAATATTATAAACGTATAAGTAATCCCTGCTAATGTATAAGATAACTTTTGTCCGGCTCCTATAAAAGTAGGTATCACATTAGTTGTAAAAAAACTATTTCCAGTTGTAAAATCATAATCAGCCAATGCTGCAGGAGCCGTTGCTGGTCCTACTGGCTGTATTGATTTTATTTTTTTTAACCAATACGAATTGAAATATTTAATCTCTAATGTTGCTGCCATAATTAATAATCACTTATTTTTTTAAATTACTACAATATCGGACAGGTTACTGGGCTTCCGGTATATGTAATTATCCCCCCGTCTGTAATTGATCCCATCGCTGATAAGCTTGATTGTCTAACAACTGGATAAGTACCTCCATTGCCAAAGCTTTTTGCATATTGCCCAGGTTGTATTATGCCTCCAATTATAGTAACTCCATTTCCGTGTAGCCCATTCCACCTAATTGGAAAAGTAGAAGTATTCTGTATTGTCCATTCATAACAATCCTCAGGAATATATGCATCAGGATCACCTATAGTGCAGTTATAACTATCCGATACAACTTCAAATTCGTTTGAACTTGTAAATTCACCTTCTATAATAAAATCCACATAAATAGTTCTATTTGACTCAACGCCGTCTAGAGTAGTATAAATATATCCTTTAAAAAATAACGCGTAGGCGGGTTCCATTTCTCCTGCAATAAGTCCTTTAGCAATTGATCTATTAGTAAAGTATCCATTGCCATTGTAAAGACCAGAAGGCCCAAACGGATAGAAATTAACAAGCACCGGCATAGTACCTTGGCCATACGAATAAATATCTTCACCTTCAAAAACATTCCCCGTATTTAATTGAACAAATTTGTATATTGAAACTGTACTATCTAATATTTTTTCTCCTTCTCTTAAATATTTCCAAAAATTTACATACCCAGACGCAAATACTGTATAAACAAAAGGTTCTTCTTGAACAAGGCTATTAGCAACACTTTGCCAATCAGAACAACCCGTTAAAAATGGAGAAGCAATAACAACATCTCTAGTAGTAAACAAAGAACCTGGAATAGGAAATGCAACACCCGTAGAAAATGTAGAATCCTGTAATTTCATTGTAAGAAAATAATCTCCAGAAGGTATTTCATTTGTAATAATCCCAACATTACCTTGTAAATTATCTATATTAAAATAAGATGGCCCATCATTAGCAGACAATGTCCAATAAAGGTCCGCTAAATAATTTGTTGAATTAGTGCTAAAATTTCCATTTTTACCTATACCATCAATAAATGGGCCAGGTAACGGATCATTTGTTAAGTTATAAACTATATTATCGCTAGGCGGATTTAATATTACTGGCTCAACATTTGTTATTTTTAATCCACTTGCCTGAGTGCTTAATATGGGATTATAGACTACGCCTGAAACTGTATGGGTAATATTAAATGTAAATATAAATGTACCAATACCAGATAATGTTGGGAATGCTCCATCTACATTAGTGCCATAATAATAATCACTTTGGGTTATTTTTATTTTGTATTTACGATAAGTTGGACTAAGTGGGTCTGTATCTCTTATTAGTGCAAATTTACTAGAAACATTTGTGCCTACTATATCCACAACGGACATAACAACACTATCTATATTAAATACCTCAACTCCAAAAGCGTTTTTAAAATAAAACCATTCCGTTATAAATGGAGATGTTTGTGTGCCTTCATTAGGATCAGATCCTAAATAATTCTGATTTTCTCTATATATAAAATCTAAATCTGAAAAGCTTACAATAATATCAGATCCAGTTAATACATCTATATTTAAATCTGAAATATATCCAGTAGTTGATGTTTCCCAAAATAAGTCTATTAAAGAAGTATCAGGGTCAGTTTCAAATACCCCTAAATAAGGAGTCATACTTCCTGCGGTTACCCCAACTCTATTAGACGTTGATACCCTATTGATTAATGGATCTGTGTCAAATTGATAAAGATTATTAGGGGCACTCCCTGTTGATGAAAAATTTAAATCATCTGATGGAGCAATAGTGTTAACAACATTAGATACTGTTCCCGGAAAATATTGTCTATTTGAAGCAGAAACCATATTTTCAACTCTTGGCCATAATTGTGCACTACTTCTATATTGTCTTTGATTAGGGCCAACTTCAGATAAATCTCGTGGTACTTTGTTTATATTATCATTTATAGAAACAAAATGACATGTAGTATCATCCTCTCCGCTAATTAATGGCGGAGTTTGAGATGGATAACCAGCCAACATTCCAGGCACATAAACATTATAATAGTCTTGCTCCTGTTGTTTTACAACTACTTTATATGAGTACCATCCTAATTCGTTTATTGAATATGAAAATTTTATATCAGGAAATGTTGGTCCACTTAATGGATTAAAATTGTATATTTCACTTATAGCGCCATCGGCGGTTAATGAGCCCGCAGAGGCGGTCAATACTTTTACGTAGTCTTTATATTTACCTTTTAAGTAATTACCTACTGTAGGCCTATTTAATTGGGGTGCTCCAATTGTTTGTAATGTATACGTATAAGTATATGGGCCTGCGTTATTAACAGTTCCCGCTGTTATTTCAAATCCAGCTTGACTATTAGGAATTATTCCAGAAACTGTAGCATATAAACCTGGAGTACCTGCTGCTTCATTTCTAACTGAATTTATAGTTTCATTAAATATAACCACTAATTCGTCTCCAAACCAACCTCTAACATCTGTTGCCCAGTTTTGACTTTTATAAGGTATAAACACAGATGATCCTCCATATACGGTATCTCCGTTTTCTATAAAAGGTGCCGCGGATGATAGTATTACTGATGATTGTCTACCAAATTTATCGCTTAAAACAATACCTACTTGGTATGTTCTATTTTGTTTTAAATTATGATTAGGGTATTCTACCCAACTTACAAAAGGGGTATAGTCATTACCTTTTTCAACTAGGGAAACATTATAATTTAAAGTTGCGGGAGGCGTATTTTGATTAATAAAATTACCATATATAATTCTATTACCTACGCTTTCTTGCCCTAATGCTCTTATTGGTATTTTGTCATATACCCTAAGAGTTTCGTTTTCTGCTAATGTTTTCTTTGGTTTTTGCGATTGATATTTATATGTATATATATTTGTATTAGCGGATACTTGTTGTAATTTAGATACTAATATTGTATCTACTACTTTAATTGCTAATGAGTCTGATTCTTTATATAATATATCAATACTTTTTATTTTATACGATGTGGCTATATTAGCCCCTGTATCCGGCAATTCTATTATTAATTTAACTTCATTAACAGAATTTTCCATCCACTCCAACACGGTTGATCTATATGCTGCATCTTCATCTCCATTTATAAAATAACCTTTTTGATTTGGTATAAAGGTTGGCTGCGTAAATGGAGCTATTAATGAATATTCGTTATCGTCAAATTTAAATCTATAACTAAATCTTACAAATTTATCTTCTAAAAAATTATCGTTCCCACTAATATTTGATACGGTATCAGCAGTGCCCATAGTGCATTTATAAAATTGCACCGTATCAGTAATTGTCCATACTCCCGTTATATATACGGACGAGGTGGTTCCATTATCAAAAATTTTAGTAATTACCACATTGTCTGATTGGCCTATTCCATCTGGTTGACTAATTATTTGATCACCGACTGTTATATTATAAGCAGTAATATCAGAATTATCAATAGTAACAACTGTAAATCCGCCTGGCCCCGTTACAGAATTAGTAGCATCTAAATCAACATCAACAGGCGGTGATATTGAATATAAAGAAGGAGCCTTGAAAGGAGCATATTTTGCAACTGCTATTTGTTCCGCATTTGTATAATAAGGATTACCTGATTCTACAGAATTTGATATAGCGGTATCAACATTTATTTTTCTTGGTTGGTTTCTATTATCAGTCCAGAATAATAAATTTTCAACTAGGTTGACACCTGTGATTAAATTAGTTGTTGAAAAATTTAAAAATGTTCCTGAGACTAATGTTAAATATGGATTACCATTATTAGTTGGATCATAAACGGTGATTTTCATTTGCCTGCCGCTACCTGGAGGATTTATTAATGATGGCGATGTGTCAACATAATCTGTTAAAAATTGAAATATTCTATTTCGCTCATTATCAACTACATACCCTATACATACTAAATCGGTATTGGATTCAAATGGAGCACTGCCACTAGATGTTGGCTTTAGTAAAAGCTCATTGCCTAATATATTTTGTAATGACCCTACATTCTTGTCCTCAGATTTACCAACAGATATATTTAAAGCATCTCGATATTCGCCTTCTCCTAAAATACGATTATCAAAATCCTTATTCATTTTACCTTTTAAAAAACTATTTTTTGATTCTGCCATTTTTTAATGTTTAATCCATTTAGATTTACCTCTGAATACTTGGGTTATCTCTTCTAATTTAATATTTGAAAGTCTTATTTTAGCATTTCTTAATTTTGCTGATTTATCTTGTTGCAATCTTCTAACAACATATTCTGTTGATGTTGAACGATGGGCCATAATAGCATGTAAAATATAAGCATACATAGCGTCTTCAGCCATCTTTGGTATTCTAGAATCTAAATCATAAGCTAATCCATCTGATATATATTCTAATACAATTAATTTACCTACTAAATTACTGCTAAAAGATATTTTATTTTCTCTATCATTTATAGAAAAATATCCATTTATATTAGCATATTGAGGGTCAGCTCCAAACAATCTGCCATAAAATCTATCTTGAACCCAGTTATCATCATTATACCAATTATTATTCAAGTTGTCAAACTCATTAATCTGAACAAGTATATTATTCTTATCCCATCTTTCTTCTGTTAAAGAATCCCCCTGTATATTTGCATCAAAGTTATCCTGTATTGGTATTCCCCTTTGATCTTGTATTGGATTTTCATATGGGTTTGTAGTTAACGCATTCACGGGGTATATAGGATGCTTAACGCCATGGTGATCTATCCAGGACATTTTTACGTAGTTAACATAGTCTTGCGGTATTACTACGCTTAGACTAGGCGGTATATTTAACTCCTGAGATTTAATGCTTTTTAATGTGTCATAACTAAATTCCTGCATTCCACGCTTTGCATGGAATATAACATCAGTTCTTTTTGCTGCACCTATCAGTTTACCAGTACCTACATAAGCAACCATAAAATTGTTTATAATATCATTTAAGGAGATATAAGAGTAGCTGCCATAGTTTTCCTCTACAGCAGTGCCAAAAGCGTCATTATCGCCATAATTACCACCATCTAATATTTTTAATTGTACTACTACATAAGTGCCTACTGCTAATGGCGTATCAGGAGTTATAGTATTATTTACTACTGTATATTCTAATATATATTCATCAAATGACCCTGGCAATCCGGTAGGGCTAGTATATAACTTAAAATTATTTAAAGCATAATTAATCTCATTTGGATCCCAACTTCCAAAAACTAAATCAGTATTAAATGTAGTTGTAAATTCAGTTGTTCCTAATTGAGCTATAAAACCTTGCGCTCCCTCGTAATACTGTCTATTTGTTTCGGTAATTAAACCATTATTAGGTGTTGGCATTTTTTATTAACTTTTTGAATTAATATTTTCCATCTGCACTTGTTGTGCTGCGGCTTGTACTATTTGTGGGTCTTTAATAACTATACCTGAATAAAGTAATATTCTAGTTATTATGTTTACTTGTTCTATTGGATGTAATTCAAAGTCCTGTGAACCTGTTGAAGTATATATATATTGGTATCCTGCTCCTGTTGTAAAATTCCATACAGGATCTAATGGTTTTCTTATATATGTGCAGGATATATTATTTGTAATAGTATTTGGAGATACTGTTATTTGTAAATTTTTAAATGTATAAACCGGCCAATAAGTGGATGGTTTTGTTATTGGTGAAAGATTAAGTTCTAATAGTTCATTTGGTTGAACATATTGAACTTCTTTTTCATCATTATATATAACGGTTCCTAATTTATAAAATTCATAAGGGGATGTTAGTGTAGGTAAATTAAATTTCCCACTAGAATAAGTGCAATTTCCAATTTCTTGGAATATTGAAATCCTTTGTTCTAAATTCTTTATACGATCACTATATTCGCTATCATTGCCAGGCACTCTAAGTTGCTGGTTAAGGTCATCGAAATATTCATTAAATATTTCAAGTTGTACTTGAGCCGCTGTTCTATTGAATTCATCTGGAGTTAGATATCCTCTTTGTTCTTTATTAATAATTAATAAAACGGTTCTATAAACCGTATTTACATTTACCGCCATACTATATATTTATTATAATATTAAGGCGGTAACCAAAGCCACCGCCTATATATTAATATTACGTATTATTTTAATTTTTTCTCTATAGACTTAAAGATTTCTATACCTTCATCTGTTTTGAAAAATGCCGCCATAGCTGAGTATGGGTTTTCATCAAAAGGCACCGTCATTAACTTTCTATTATTTTCACCCCAATGGAATGTTCTGTTGTCAGGTGATAATGTTATAATGTTTGCTTCTACGGCTCTAATAGCTATATTCCTAAGATGTACATTATCATCATTTGCTAACTCTATAAATAAAGCAGGGTTATTTCTTGCTAATAATAATAAGTCTCTTTTTATTTCTTTAGAACTCATTTTATTCACTCTAGATCCAACCTCTACTCTAACAATAGATTCTGCTTGATCAATATCCATTTCTAAAGCGGCGTTCAATGCTAACACTTCTAATTCAATATCTTCTAATTCATCCTCAGCTTCTACTGTTGGATCAAACTCTGTATATCGGACATTTAATCCTGGATGGTAAATTGATAATAATTTTTGTAGGTTTTGCTTTTCTTTTGGTACATTTAATATTCCATTATCAAATACAATATGGCCTAAAGTAGCAGCTCCTTTTTGTTGTGACACTAATGGAGAGTTTTGATTAGTCGCATATCTTAATTCTTCTTGCTCCCCTGTTTCTTTATTAAACCATAATAAAGGATACCTCAGCGAATGCCTACTTTGTAAAGTATAAGTTAAAGGGGAATAACCATCAGCTATAATATAAGTTCTGTCCTTTATTACCCAGGTATCTTTTAATGATTTTTGTTTTGTTTCTTTAGGTACAATTGTTTCTTCCACAGTAATTGTATCTACATCAAATTCATTTGATTGTAATTCTTTTTTTGTTGTTTGTCTTGTTGCCATAATATAATATAATTTAATAAATTTTTAAAAGGTAATAATTACCCCTGCTAATTTAACAGGGGTAATATCACCATGGTTGTTATGTAGAAGCAGTAAATAACACAAAGTTATTAGCTCCTTGAGTAACTAAACATCTTTCAGATAAGAAGTGTACTTGCATTGCATCAAGATCAGAAGTATAAGCACCTCCAACAGATCCAGTAATCCAAGTTTTCATTCTTCTATCGTCAGCTTGATTAGCTCTATAACGAACATGTAAGAATGGTCTACGGATATTAGTACCTAATTGTTGATCATATACAGTTGATGTACCAGCAGGAACAAGTAATCCATCAATAGACGAAGTATTCATACCTCCACGAGTAGATGCGTCATTTAAGTATTTCCAGTCTGTTTTGTAGAAATCATAAGATCCACGACGGAAACCAGAAAATCCTAAATTCAATGCCATTTGCTCAGAGTTCTCAAATAAACCGTAGGCTACACCTCCAGCTGCCCCAGAAGATAAAGAAGCAAGCATATCATCAAAGTCAAGAGAAGTTGCGCGGTTTAGGAATAACATGTTTTCCTCAATAGCTCCCTGAGTATCCAATCCTTTTAAGATTGAATCAAAATCATTAAGACCTGAAGCTGCTGTAAAGTTGTTTACAATATTACCTCTTTCTCTAACAGCAGAGAAAAGACCTTGTGTACCTTTGTAAGTAACGCCTGTAGCAGGAGTTAAAGTCGATACACCTGAACTAGCTGCTGATAATTCTCCTTCAATTACACTCATCTCTAAGTAATCTTCAAAACGTAATCTTGTTTCAGATTCTGCTTTTAAATACCATAAATATCCAGAAGCTCCATCTTCAGTAGCAACTTCTACCCATCCAATTTGAGCAGTATCAGATCCATTGATTTCATATTTTTCTCTAACAATAATTGGTGAATTACTGTATTGAGTAAATGAAGGAGTAACCGATTTTAAAGAGGAGTCTGTACTTCCTTTTATAAATTCAGAACCATAAACAAATATTTTAAGATTTGTATTAGAAGCGCTCCATACTACTGCCCCAGAAAACAAACTAGCTTGAGTGTAAGGGTAAACTGTAAGAGTAGCCGTAGTACCCACCGTAGTAGAAGCACTAACAAGAACTTTTAATTCTTGCCCAGTAGTAGGATTCATAACTACTAAAGTTTGACCTGGAGAAACAACGTTTTGAACAAAGTTAATACCAGTTCCACCAACTGTAAATGTTAAAGTAGTAGCTGTAGCTGAAGTTACGTTATTATAAGCAATATGCAATCTGTTTTGTTCAGACCAAACAACTTGATCAGAAGACATTGGCATCTCAGCTCCTACCATACGTAAGAAACCAGATAAAGTTCTATTACCATAACGCTCAATTTCTTGCTCGTAGATTTCTGGTAAATATTGTTGCGCAAAGTCATTACCACTACCATTTGTAAAGTTTAAGTAGTTTGTTTCTAATGCTTGCTGTTTTTGTGACGGTTTAATAGAACCAAAATTAGTCCCTGTAACCGAGTTAATCATGTTTGACATAATCGTTTAATTTTTAATTGTTAAAATTTTTTTGTTTGGATCCTTAGTTTCGAGGAATCCTGGCCACTTATAGATTTGACTCTAAGTCCATTAATGAATGGCTCACCAGCAGTTCTGGGGGCGTCCATACTTGGATTTTTGGAATTACTAATAACTTGTTTAACAGCATCAGCTTTTCCTTGTTCATAAAAATGAGCGGCTATTTTGTCAGCATTCATTGCTGAATACAAAGCCTTGTGATAACCCGGCACATCTGCTACATTACCTTCTTTGTCCAGAAACTTTCCGATGAAGGTTTGTATATTTGATTGAGTTTCGGCAACTTGATTTGGATTTTGAACATTATATCTAAATCTTTTTTCACCTAAGTTGTATTCAAAACCTTTGAATTCGTTGTTGAAAAGACTAGACGTTTGTTTTTTAAACGCATCTTGTTGTTGAGCCACTTTGTTTTGCTCGTTATTATATCTGTTAAAAAAATCAACAGCTTTTTGTTGTTCTGCATTAACCCCAGGCCTTGCCTTGATTTCTGCATAATACTTTTTCTTTGCATCCTCTAAAAAATTCCTAGCTTTAGAAATCTCATCTTTAAAGGCTAATTTCTTTAATTTAATTTCTCTTTCGTCGTCAATATCTTCGTCAAAAAAGAATTTGTCTTCTAATAAGAATTCTACTTCCTCAGCATCTAAATGTGGCTTTGTGCTCTTATAGTATTCTTTTAATAAAGCAACATTATTTATATTTGAGTAATCAGCATTTAACCTAACATAATCCTCAATTGTTCCACCAGTCTCTTGCATAAAAGAAACTAGTTTCTCTATATTTTCTGGTAGTTCTGTATTATTCTTTGTTTGCTCTTGAGTATGAAATTGTAGTTCTTCTTTAATATCTGCAACTTCTTGTTTTATTTCTTGTTCGAGGATTTCTTCAATAACATTTTCAGCGGCCCCTTGGTTTCCTTCGACCACTTCTTGCAATCCCACTTCGGGCTGTTTATCGCGTAACACGCTTTCATTTGTTCCTTGCTCTTGAATGGCATTTGTTTCTTCTTTAGGGATTACTACTTTTATTGGATCCTCTTGCTTCTGTGTTAAATCAACCTTAATAGGTTCATCTGTTTTGGTTAGTTTTTTTACCGAAGGTTTCTTTGCTTTTATTTTAAATTCTCCTTCTTGTTTTACTTCTTGTGACATAATATGATAATATAAAATTGGTTAATAAGTTTATTCCATTTGTAACATGCCACCTAAATCCTCCATTAAATTTTGTGCGTTACTTTGAAAATCTTTTGGTAAAGAATCGTTCTTGCGCTGATCTATTAATTCTGATTGCTGCGTGGCCTGTATCTTAGTTCTTTCGTCTTTTCTATCTTCTAACTGATTGAACTTATTTGTGTCTGCTTGAACCTTTAATTGCGCTAATTGCATATCATAATTAAACTGTTCAGACATTAATTGTTTTTTAATTTGAGCCTCTGTTTGTAATTTTTGTATTTCAAATTGAGATTTAGCTTGCTCTATTTGTATTTGCGTTTGAGCTAAAGCTTCTTGTTTTTGCACTTCAAACATTGCAGCTTTCTCAGCATTTTGTGAATTAGCATCTGCTTGCGCTTGTATATTAGCTAATTGCTGTTGTTGCAACTGCTCTTGCTTTCTTTTTCTTTTTAACTTTAATAACTGATTTGCTAATTTAAGATTTCTAACTTGTCTTATATCTATTGCATCTTCTAAATCAATTCCTTGGTTTTGTAAAGAAACTTGTATGTTTTGTTCTAATTGCTGTTTTTCTTCTTCATCAGGTTCAATTTCTAAGAAAATACCAAAATCGTGTAAATTCAGTTTTTCCATTTCTCTTAAAACATCAACATTATAAGTTGATATACTTTGTTTTAATGAGTTTGCTGTTAATGGATTATTTAAACAATCTGCTATTCTTAAAGATATATTTTCACAAATTTTAGTAGTTAAATATATACTTGCATCTTTTATATGGCGAGTAGCCACATTAGAAGCGTTTGCTGCTATTTTTTGTAATCCTACCAAAGCATTAGAATCAGGTTTACTACCATCAACAGCTTCATTAAGACCTGTAACATCTCTAATCATCTGTAAGTAATACTGATAAGTTTGTATTAAACTTTGTATTTTACCTTGACCACTTGATGTTGTTAATTCTTGAATAGGCACTTTGCCTCTATTTATATCTCCGTCTTGTGTTAAAGATCTACCCACAATACTACCAGTTTGGAAATACATGTTTAATGCTTCCGCCGGATTGTATTTTGTTCCATTACCCAAATCAACTTCCATTAAGCCATCTACATCTAAGAATACACCGTCTGGCACTACTCTTGACATAACTTGCTGAAGTTTTAAGTGAGTTAATTGGATCATGTCCGCAAAAGAAATGCATTTAGTAACAATAGAGTCTATCCTGCCTTTATACATTCTAGGAGCAACTATATTATAATTCATTTTAACCCTTGCAGTATCTGCATATGGACGAGTCATATCATTTGATAACTTCCATTCTAGCATCATATTTGTGCCTATAATTTTAGCGCCAGTATATAATACTTCTATTGTTCTTGATACTCTTTCAAAGTTGTCATTTGGAGGCGGATTAAAAGAATCAGTTTTTTGAATAACTTTTTCTAATCCATTCTCGCTTTGTTTTATTTTGAACACTTGATTCATATAAGTCTTATACTCAAAGTATAATACTTGTACTGTATTCTCGTCATAATTACCCCACCCTTGAATATATTGTCTATTGCCGGGCATTTGTTGTATCTTGAGAAGTTCATCCTCCGATATATATGGGAATTCTTTTTTTAATTCTGGTATTGTTACTGCTTTAACCTCCCCCACATAATAAATATCTTCAAAGTTAGGGTCTTCTGTATATGAATAAACTAAATAAGCAGGATCCACATAATCAACAACAATACCTTCAGATTTATTAAACGACGTTTTAACTGCCGCAATACCAATAGTTGTTAAATCATAATTTAATCTTTTTCTAGTAAGATCATATTTATTAGTTTTTAACACTGTATTTATCGCTTCTTCTTCCGCTATCTCAATAGATTGCTTATAAGAAAGCTGCATATGTAATTCTAATTCATCTAATGTAGCAGGTAAATCAGCCGGGGGAATATTTGATTTTGATATATCTATTCCAAATTCTTGTTTATTGCTGCCTATTAATTCTTTATTAGCCATATCAAATTTTAAGGCTGAAGCGTAATTCATACGCTTTTTTAAAGAATCCGGGTCTTGTGCAAATGCCCTTACGTCGTAAGTTTTTTGTGAAATTCCATTAGCAACTATATCAACAAATTTTGATAATATAGGCACAGGAGTCCAATCTAAATTCAAATAAGATAAATCACCATTAATTGATAACTCATCTTTATATTTTTGCACGGATTGTTCTCCTCTTGCGTATAGTCTTAATCTATTAAAATTATTCCAATGTGTTAAATACCTATTGCCGCTAGTCCTCCCTTGATTAAACCATTCCTGTTCTATAGCTCGAGATACCTGTAATCCATATTCTTCGGAAGCCTTAGTAGCATCATCCACAACCTGACTAGGGAAAGCGCTATTTGGATTTGTGTATATATTCATTTACTTAATAATTTTTGATGTAGTTCCTTGATTATTATATTTCTTAAAACCTAAAGGGACAGACACTATTTCTCTTTTTTCAGTTGGCATATATTTGTTTTTATTACAAGCCATTATTGCTAATCCTGAACTAATAGAAGCATCATGATTAGTTCTTTTATTTATATCAAATCTTGCCCAATCTTCTAACGTATCTTGAAAATACATTGTTCCATAACCCATTTCATTTAAACCCACATAATCTTCTATATAAGTTTCTATTGCTGCTGCGTGAGCTTGTATTATATCCTGTGATGAGTTTGGTATTCCGCCTATCTCTCTTTCTGTTGCGGATAGTTTATTAAATATTCTATCCGGTCTATTCATTGAAAAGCCTCTATAACCTCTCCTTTTAAAATGATATAATAATCTTGGTTTATTATTTTCTGCTAATATTGGCATGCCATAAAATATACACGCCATAAGCACGTCTTCAAAAAAGATCTCAGCCGTTTGAGGCCTTGATATATATTGTAAAAAGAATGTATTAGATGGAGCATCTTCCATTGAGAATTTAGTTAATCCGTGTAAAGCTCCTTTGGATCCTTTACCATCTGTTGTTCCTGATATGTCATAAGGGTCACAACCAAATGCACCAATATGCTCATTACCAGGATATTTCATACTATTCTTTAATATTATTTTATTTTGTAAATGATAAGGAGGAATCCATGATACTAAAAATCTACCATCTTTGTTTGGATAAAATATCACTTTGGTATCTTGTATGCCACCTTCCCATTGAAAATTACCTCTTGTTAATATATTTGAATTTCTTAGATCATTATTATAATCAATTTGCTCATATATTTTTGTAAGATTAAATAGAGATTGTTTTGTTTCGTCTCTAAAAGCGTGTTGTTCTGTTCTTGGAAATTGTCTATAATATTCGTTTAATCCATCAGAATCAGTTTTTAAACCATCAACCTCATTTTGCCAGTGTTCAATAACACCATAATCTATTTCGTTTCCGTCAATTCCTTTGATTGAGGTTTTTGGAGTGTCGAAGACAGGTAAGCCATAAGTATCAATGAATCCCTCGTACGACCATTCCATAGGTATGAACAAACTATATAATCCTGAATTAGTCTGGCCATTGCGGTTTCTTTTCGTGACATCTGAAGCATAATATAGTTTTTTAAAATTGTCTCCCCCTTTATCTAAAGCATTTGACGTTGAACCCATCATACACTTGCCAATAATCCGGCTACCTAATCTTAAACAGGTTTTAGTAACCCTCCAGTTATTTAATATATTGTCAGGTCTTAACCATTTACCACTTTCGTCATGAACTAGCAATTTAAGTTTTTCACCATCATAGGAGTTATCTCCAGTGTTTTTCCAATCTATTGTTGTATCAAGACCTTCAAGTTCTTCAGGATTTTCTTGGCTATCTAATTTTCTTCTTGTAAACTTTGAAGCAGGCACTCTATAAGCGAGTTCTGTTTTAGGTCTATCCATACCATCTTGTATGGGTTTAAAGAAGAAAGGATAGTTAAGAGAGATTGGAACAACTTTATCGGTAAACATTGTTTTAGCATCTGCTCCAGCTTTTGATAAGATCCCAAATCGCGAGTCACTTGATATAGTAGCTTGATTAACTAATTCAGCGGATGACATAAAAGAAAACCCGGAACGTCTATTCTTTAAATAGCACATTCCATAACATCTTGGGTCTGCCTTACAGGCTTCCCAAAATATAAAAAATAATCTATTTGATTCTCTAAAGTCTGGTGCTCCAACATCAATCTTACTCCACTGTAAATACATATAATGTGTACCGGTCACATATGTGGGAACTCCATTATTATAAAATGAGAAACCTTCTTCTCTACGTTTAAATTCGTTATCTACATAATCATACCATTTTTCCTTGAAATGATCTGGATATTTATTCCAATCAAATACGCTTTTTATTTTTTCAAGTTCTTTTGGTATTTTTAATTGTTCCCAATATTGTTCTTCTTTTTTTGGGGCTCTTTTATAAGATTCATCAATTAAAGGCAAAGCGATCCTTAAATTCTGTATCTCGTATATTTCTCCAATCTTACCTGTTTTGCTTATAATAATTAGATCATGCTCTTTATTATAGCCATATTTCCATTTATTATATCGGTTTTGTTGTTTAATCACCGATTGTTTTACGTAGTCAGGAAGTATTTTATAAAGTGTTTGCTCGTACATTATTTGGATCTCCCTTCTGCAAAACCTTTAAAAGTCTTTATTGTAGGATCTTTATCTTCTTCTTCTAGCATACGGGTTTCATCCTGTATTCTACTTAGAATTTCAAAAGCATCAAATATGGCTAACTTTTTTGTAGCTGCAGCATTCTTTAACTTATCTGCGGATAAATCATCATCCCCATTATCTAAAATAGCTTCCTCTGCAACTTTAATTAATTCAAGAACTGCTTTGTGCCCAGCTTGGATTATATTCTGTTTCGTTTCCTTTATGTCCATATTTAATTACAATATCATTAGATTTCATACAATAAAGTCTTTGCCCATCAATAACAAAGTCAAATTCTCCATAAGGAGTATATCCAACAAGGTCTCCCTCGTTTATTTTAAGCGCTTCTAAGGAGCTATTTCCGTATTTTAATATACCAATAAGTCTTTGCTCTTTAGCTATGTTTAAATAGTCTTTATTCTTAATCGGTTTAATAAAACATCTGTCTCCAAATGCTTTCCATTTACCTGTATTCTTATATAGGTATATTTGGTCAAGATCACAAAAATATAAATCATCCATAAAATATGATCTACTATTTTTTTTATTTCCTCTTATATCATAAAATACCCTAAAAACATTATGATGAATTACAACTATATCTCCAACTTTAATATCGGTTGAATAAGCTAAAGGCACTGCAACAACTTCTGCTACATTATTTACGGATTTAAAACTTTCAATCTTAGTATTGATTATTAGTTCTTTATCCTCAACCTTAACTTTATTGTTGTATCTTTCGCCTACTGGTTTTACAATAAAACTAAATATACTTCTCATTAATATTCTAAATCGTATTCAACTGAGATAGCCATATTAGAATTAAACTTCTTCCATGGCATAACTTCATCTTCTTTTTTAATATATATATTATACGATGTATCATTATCGTCAAATATAATATTACATATTGCATGGCCCCCGTAAACGTTTTGGCCTACGGAGTAATGCATAGCTTCATTTTTATAGTCTGTGCCTATACTTATTTTTCTAATAACAGAACTCATTATTCAACTTTCTCTAATTTAACCTCTTCAGGTTTATCTATATAAGTATAAGAACCATCCTCGATATTAATATTAATATCTCCGTATTGTGCTTGTAATTCTGATTTGAATTCTTCTACTCTTTTATTCACTTCCGCGATTTGATGTAGGAATCCATGTTTTTGTGATTCAAGTAACCCTATATTAGATAATAGGGCACTCATATCTTTTTGTTGATTAACAATAGTTTCTAATTGTTTCTCTGTAATTTTGTTTGTGTTTTCCATTTTATTTAATTTGATTATTATTATTTATTTTTATACTGGGCAACCTGTATATACCGGCCCGCTTATATTAAATACCGTTTCTCCCGCCTCATACACTATCTCTCCTAATATAAGCCTACCTGTTTGAGTTTGGAATTCAAAATCAACAAAATCACCGGGCTGATATATGGAAATATCTACTAATTGGGTGGACGTTTTTAGTGGAGGATCTCCTCCGCAGATACTCTCTATTAAAAAATAAGCCATTTGTGATTGATTAGAAGCGCTTGCATTAGGCCAGCCAATTCCAATACCCATTCTCATTAGTAAAGTGCTACTATATTAGAGCAGGTTGTTTCTCCTTCATCATAACCTGCCCATACATTACTAACTATAACAGGGAAAAATGTGCCGTCTGGGATATTAGTAAATTCTGTAAAAATACCTAATCCATCATCTCCATTTCCGCCTACAACGTTACAAAATAAAGTTCCCCCAGTGCCTATATATAATGCAGCTGATCCCAAATTAATACCTGGTATTTCAAGCGCTGGATTTCCAGTAGGCAATATATATCTTGCTCTTGTCCCAAAGTCTGGCTGATTTCCAAATTGTCCCATAATTTATTTTTTAAATATTCTATTATATATTGTTGATTTCTTCATAGGTATCTCTAATACAGTATCACCTGGATAACTATAATCTTTACCTGGTTTCATTACTTTTGAATTTCCTTTATTATCTATACCTAAAACGGGAAACTCCACATTTTCCATAGTGATTTCCCCGCTAGGTATTACATTATAAGGTCTATCTTTATCAGGGCTATTTTTTTTATAACCTTTTACAGATAGATTTTTCATTTAGTATTTTTTCATTTTAGCAGGTGCCATTTTCATTTTTTGTTTGACTGGCGTTGCTTTGCTAGTAGCAATTAAAGATCTTTTTTGTTCTTCAGATAATTTATCTGGGGAAGTTCCACCTCCAAAAGCATTGTAAAGATTAGCATTACGAGTTTGTCTTCTTGTTACATCAGCATTACGCTTTTCAACATTTGCGTAAAAAGACGTATTGCCTCTAGAATCTTGTTGCTCTTCTTTTACTACATTACCTTTTGAATCAAGCTCTCTTACCTTAGTTCCAGATTTAACAACTGTATGCATTGGTAAATTTGGTGTTGAAAATCCAGATACAGCATCAACTTTTATACCACTTGGAGTGTTTCCTTTTTCTCTATTCTCTTTGTATTTTTCTACACCCTCTGTATATTTTTTGGTAAGTTCAATATCTCCGCCGTGATCTTGTCTTAATGGCGTAGGCAATCCATTCCCTGTTTTTGGCATATTACCTCTGCCTGGTTTCATTTTAAAAGGAGTATTCATTTTGTTTAGTTTTTATTTATTAGTCTTTTATAAATTACGGGTCCGGGAGCGTCACTAACATAATTAGCAACCATTGTATCTTGATCTACAACTATAAATTTACCTAAAGCTTCCCAGTCATTAGGCTCGTGCAATGTATTCAAATAGAAATTATTCTTATCAAATTGGTAACCTAATATTTTAAAGTAATTTCCAGTTAAATAAGAAAATGATACCACATTAAGTTCATTCTTGTTTATAATAGAAAAATCTATTTGCACAGTTTCGGAAGTCCATGTTCCTACTAGAAAATCCTTAGTAAGCTTTTGAGCTTGAACATAGGAATTAAAAACTAAAAATACGATAATACAGATTACTTTTTTCATAATATATTAAATTAAAGTTATATATTATTATTATTACGCGTATTTATTGCTTTTTATAAGCTTCCTTTTCCCAAGGTAGATTTTTAGCTCCTTCTTTCATTTTAGAACGTGGATACTTTTTACCTTTCCAGATAACGTGTGAATCATTATAATCCAGATCTCCACGTTTCATTTGATCTATATGTACTTTCTCGTGTGATATAGTTTTATTCTTTTTTAATTCTAAAGGAGATATATTTTTATTCACTAATATAGTTCCATTAGATTGCGCCATACCTAAAATATTGCCGTCCATATCGGTACTATAAACAGGAGTATTATCCACATTATATGGAAATCCTTTCATCTTAAAAGACATATAAATAATAAATATTATTAAATTCCCTATAAAAGTATATCTATAGGGAATTTAAATTAATACTATGCTGCTGGGGCTATAGGAACAATAATAGGCAAATTAGCAATAGTAACACCAGTAGGAATTGCGACAGGCGATAAAGTTGGCCCTTGTGCAAAAATAGCAGTGTTTACAGCAGCAACAGTACTAGATGCGCCATTCGTGCTTGTAGTAAATGTGTAACTTATAGGCCCAGTATAAATAGCAAAAGTAGTTGAACTGAGATAAGATACCGCAGTAATATTTGCTACATTAAAAAGAATTGGTTGTGCACCTGCTACATTTGTAGCAATTGAGATAAATTTGAACATTGTTTTTAGTTTTAGTTTTGGTTATTGTTTATATATAAAGAATGTTAATAACTAACATTTTTTCATTTTCATAGGAGGCATTTGCTTGGGCCCCTTTTTTTCTTTCTTTTCAAAAGACTTGGTTTCTTTTTTTTCGTGCTTTGCTTTAGCGGCCTTTGAAGGATACTTTTCTTTTCCTCCATACTCAGATATAACTTTCTTTTTCATATTAGTATCTTCCTTTAGCTCGTTGTGTAATTGCTCTTGGATCACAGACAGGTTTAATGTTATTGAATACAATACCATCTTTTCCTGAACTTGATCCTTTACCTTTTGGCAATGCGGTAGTGTCAAATGGACCATTCCATATTGCATTAGCTCCAACTCCAGATAGTTTAGCTTCTCTGTCGTGAACGCTCATTGGATGTTTTTTTGCGTTTAAATTCATAGTTAATAGTTGTTTATATCGTAAGGTGGTGTAGTTGGTGTTGCAATTCTATTAGGCGGTTGCAACGGCTCGTCAATATTCTGCGCAATCATAGGATCAATAGGAGATTCCATATTTTGCTTAATTGGGCTACCTCCTACTTTTCTAGTAAAAGTATTTGGTAACGACTCTCCCATTACATTTTTAATATTATCTGTATTACTAAATGCTTTATTATTTATATTATTATATTCCATATTATTACTTTTTAACTGTGGCAATGGCGCTGTTGAAGCAGGCTTTGGTTGAGATGGCAACAATCCTCTATCAACTAATCTTTTATTACTAGTAGCGACTTTTATTTCGTTGGCTCTCATTTCTCTTTTTTTCTCAAGAGCATATTGGCTATTTTTTAATATTCCACCTAACCCATAATCTTGATTACTTCTACCAAATAATGCATTTTGTGTTGGATTACTAAAATCAATATTTAGAGCAAAGTTTTTCCCAAATAACCCATTTTGGTTTGGATTGCTAAAATCAACATTAGGAGTATAATTACCAAATGGCATATTGCCTAAAAGTTTATTTGTTGGATTATTTTTATTTTTTAAAGGATCAAATGAATTAAGGACTGAACGCCCTGCCCCAATAGTGTTACCTCCTGCAAACGCATTACCAAATTGTTTTATAGGACTATTTTTTTTAGTATTCATTATCTCTTGTTTTATCTTTATTCACGTTCTCTATAGCCGTTATTCTAAGCTTGTCCATATGAGTTTTGCCACTCATTATAATATTTCTATGACTTGTAGGCAAATCTTCTTTACCAAGCATTATACGGTACATCCTACTTATTAGTTGTTTACACTTAAATGAAACTTTATATATATTGTATTTTTGGGTTGTATGGTTTCTATTTCTCCAAACCACTATCCACCCTTCTTTTAATAAATTGTTCCAG